TTAGCGCTTGCCGCCAAGTACTGGTGGTAAAGCCGTGAAGAACCAATAGATCCCTGTTCCTAACACCAAGGTCCACCGGCTTTCCGGGTTGAGAAACATCCCGACCACCCCAAGCGCGATCAGCATCACGCCTGACCACCGTCTGCGCTTCGGATTGAACCATAGCTGGAACGTTCGAAGCCTCTCACGCAAACGCATCACCACTCTCCTTCTGGTAAGCGGCGAAGCATATCACCCCTATTCAACGATAACGCCTCCCCGGCGAGGGCGGCGCGCGGAGAATCAATGCAAATACCTAAAGACGTTGAGGCTTTGGCGGCCTCCGGCGCGCTGTTTGTCGCCAATCATTCAGGCGGGAAGGACTCCCAAGTCCAACTGATCAAGCTTCTTGAGGTCATCCCGCCGGCACAGATCGTCGTCGTGCACGCCTCCCTAGGTGAGCTGGAGTGGCATGGCGCGCTGGAGCTGGCCCGCGATCAGGCCGCCGCCGCCGGCCTGGCCTTCATCGTGGCCAAGGCCAGCAAGACCTTGTTCGAGATGGTCGAGCGGCGCTTCGAGAGTCGCCCTGAGGTGCCGAGCTGGCCATCGGCGAGCCATCGCCAGTGCACCAGCGATCTCAAGCGGGGCCCGATCCAGCGCGAGGTACGACGTTACGCGAAGGCAAATGGCTTCAAGGTGATCGTAAACTGCTTGGGCATGCGTGCACAGGAGTCCCCCGGAAGAGCCAAGCGCCAGCCATTTAGTCGCATGGGCATCAGCAATAGCGTGAACACTTGGTTCGAGTGGCTGCCGGTGCACGAGCTTTCGACGGTCGAGGTGTTCGGCATCATAGAAGCAGCAGGGCAGATACCGCACTACGCCTACGCGCTCGGCAACGAACGCCTCAGCTGCGTGTTTTGCATCATGGCCAGCAAGAACGACCTGGTGAATGGCTCTGCGAATAACCCAGCACTGCTTGCTAAGTACGTCGCCCTGGAGAAGCGCACCGGATACACCATGCACATGAGTCGTATTCCGTTATTGAGATTGATCATTTAGCCAGGGATGTCGCGCAGCCGTAATTGGGAAAATTTCTGCCCTAGTCTTTTTCAGCTCTTGGTAGTAGTCGAGGCAGCGTAGCTTAGGCTCTTTAGGCAGAGCAGAGGCAACACCATCGGCTAATGTTAATACCGGCCCAAAGTAAATCGCTTTTCCCGCATTACCCACAAGATCTAGCTGATCTTCAGCACCCTGCATCGCACATGCCCTAAATGCAGACCCCACCAACGCACGCTGTTTCTGAGTCAAAGATTGAGAGCTGGCCTGTAGCCAAATCAGTTCATGCAAGAAGTCCGCTTGCGCAGCAGCCTCTTTCAGATTGGATAGATGGCTAGACGACATAGCATCAACCACTGAAAAGCACGTTAGCGCAGCTGTGAGCAGAGGGGCGAGCCAGAAGCTAGGAATTAACCAGTTCTCATGTAGCAGGATCGTAACTGCCAGTGAAAAACCAGCTACGAAAAATCCTGCAGCCGCCCAATAACGACTCAAGAAACAGGCCATGATGGCAAGAACGACACCTACAAACACAGCAAATGAACATAGCAACAACCGACGTCTAAACATGCTTAAACTCTCCATGACTGCTTAATAACAAAATATCGCAGGAGTTTTTAGGCATCAACTAAAATCAGAACTGTACATTAATCTCTCTGTATCTCGAAGGCTCCTTCGGTTAAAAACCAACCCGAGCCGAATTAGCACCATCCTTAATTCGTGAGTTATCACGCATGCACGGCGAGGAGCGCCCATGTCTGCATTTCAGCAAAAGAACCCGCTCGACTTCAAAACCCAGTACGGCCTTGGCTTCGATCCGCAAGACGACGAGATCCTGGTGGACTTCTTCTGCGGTGGCGGCGGCGCCGGTACCGGGCTGGAGATGGGCCTGGGCCGGCCGGTGACAGTCGCCAAGAACCACAGCCCGGCGGCCATTAGCATGCACACCGCTAACCACCCGGCAGCGCGCCACTTCACCACCGACGTCTTCGACGGTGACCCAGATGAGGAATGCCAGGGCCGGCCGGTGGGCTGGTTCCACATGAGCCCGGACTGCACACACCACAGCCAGGCGGCCGGCGGGCAACCGCGCAAACGCGAGATCCGCAATCTGTCGTGGATCGGCCTGAAGTGGGCCGGCATGAAGAAGCCCCGGGTGATCAGCCTGGAGAACGTGAAGCAGATCCTGCAGTGGGGTCCGCTGATCGCCAAACGAGACAAGGCCACCGGCCGGGTGATGAAGCTTGATGGCACCGTGGCCGCCGTTGGCGAGCGCGTACCGGTGCAGCAGCAATTCCTAGTGCCCGACCCGAAACGTCGCGGCATCACCTGGCGCCGGTTCGTGCACTTGCTCGAAGGCATGTGCTACCAGGTGGAATGGCGCGTCATCAAGGCCTGCGACTTCGGCGCGCCCACCAGCCGCGAGCGCCTGTTCATGATCGCTCGCTGCGACGGCCAGCCCATCGTGTGGCCAGAGCCGACCCACGCCAAACACCCAGCCAAAGGCCAGCAGAAGTGGCGCACCGCCGCCGACTGCATCGACTGGAGCGTGCCGAGCAAGAGCATATTTGGCCGCAAGAAGGAGCTGGCAGCAGCAACGCTGCGCCGTGTGGCCAAGGGCATGAAGAAGTTTGTACTGGACAACCCGCAGCCCTTCATCGTGCCGATCGCGAACTGGTCGGGCGAATTGGCTCAGTCAGCCCACGAACCGCTCCGCACCGTCACCTCTTGGCCGCGCGGCGGATCGTTCGCCATGGCAAGCCCGGTGATTCTTCCAGCAACACACCAGGGCGCCGACCGAGTGAACAACCCGGCCGATCCACTACCAACGGTAACTGCGGCCAACCGTGGCGAGCTGATGGTGGCTAGCCCGGTGATGGTCGGGGCCGGCGGCCCGATGTATGCCGGTAAGCCAGTAGCAGCTGACCAGCCCATGGGAACGCTGATGACCCAAAGCCACCGGGCGCTAGCATCGGCGCATCTGGTCAAATTCAGGTTCAACAGTGAAGGTGCAGCCATCACCGATCCGGTGCCGACCATCACGAGCGGCGGCAACTACAAGAGGCCCGCGGGTGCGGCCCATGCCATGGGCGTATGCACAGCCTTCATTGAACAGGCCAACGGCGGGTTCAACACCACGCCAGCAAAGGGCGCGGACGAGCCGCTGACCACGGTCACCAACACCGGCAGCCAGCAGCGCCTCGTGACCGCCAGCCTGGCCACGCTCCGGCGCAACTGCGTAGGCCGCCCCGTAGATGACCTGGTACCGACAATGACCGTCGGCGCCGAGCATCATGCCTTGGTCGAGTACAAGCTATCGCCGGAGCACGAAGAAGGCGCCCTGCGCGTGGCCGCGTTCCTGATCAGCTACTACGGCACTGAAAACTTCAGCGCCTGCGATGCGCCGGCGCCGACCGTGACCACCAAGGACCGCCTGGGCTTGGTCACCGTCTTCGTGAAGGGCACGCCCTATGTGATCGTCGACATCTGCCTGCGCATGCTGCAGCCGCACGAGCTCTACCGCGCCCAAGGCTTCCCAGCCAGCTACATCATCGACAAGGGTGCCGACGGCAAGGCGTTCACCAAGACCGAGCAAGTGCATATGTGCGGGAACAGCGTCAGTCCTCCGCCGATGGCAGCGCTGGCGCGAGCAAACGACCCGTGGAGGGTCGCTGAGGTCGGGGCTGTAGCTGCGTGATCAACTACAGGAAGAAAGAAGGTAAACCCGGGTGCGGCTCTACAACCCGGGGCCAACCTTTAGATCAAGAACAATGCGCACTTAAGCAGCACGATCAAGATCTGCAGGTCTAACCTGACGGTAATCTCAATTTGCATAAGAACCTCCTGTAGTCGAGTCCAAAGTATGAGCAAAGAGATGGCGCTAACCACCTAGGTGCTCGCGTCGCTGGCGAATCCGCCTGCGGCCCACCATGCGGATGCGCCCCGCAAAGTTGACTTTCGCTCGTACTGATCAAGGAGACTCAGGGTTCGCGCACTCTATGCGCTTCCAGCCTTTCCGTAAAGCTTAAAAATTTATCGCAAACGCGAGGTATGCCCATGCCCACAGAAAACCGATCCAGCAACACAGAGATGGTCAGCGAACTGCTGCCGTGCCCCTTCTGCGGCCAGCAGGACGTACTCATCGAGCGCCTAGACAACGACGCTTCAGTGGTGATCTGCCAAAGCCTGACCGGTCCGCATGAGGCCTGCCTGGCCCGTGGTCCAGTGGGCGTAGCGCAGAATGAAGGCGAGGAGCAGCCAGGCCGCGACAAGGCGGTCGAGCTGTGGAATTCGAGAGCCCAGCAGCACCAGGGCGAGCCAGTGCTTTGGAGATACAGGAAGACCCCTGCCAGGGGCTGGTTTTACTCCGTGCACAAACGCAGCGCCGAGATAGCGCTGCGAGATGGGTACATTGTCGAGGAGTTCTACGCCCACGCCGATCCTGGCGATGTTGAGCGGCTGCGCGGGGAAAACAAACAGTTGAAGGACCTGCTGCGCAAGCTAAGCAAGGCTTGCAAAGACAAGTTGGCCATCATCGAATCCCAGCGCGTCGAGCTGGCCGAACGGGATGGGTTGCTGGATCGCGTCGTAGATCACGCCAATTTCTGGCGCCACCATCCATACGCTGAGGTCGTTGAAGCAATTGCCAGGGACTATAAAGCCCTATCCGCCAGCGTAGAGCCGAGCGCGCCGGTTGCGCAGGCCTGAAATAAAGTCGTTTTAACCAGCCTCCTCTGGCTCTTGCTCCAGCAGCCAGAGAGCACTTTCGATCTCCGCAATTGCGCCAGGCACCAGCTCGGCATTTACCCATTGCCAGGACGTGTTGCCTATGAGCCCGCCAATGGCCTGGCGGCGCAGTTCACCGATGTCGATGCCCTGTTGCTCCGCTGCTGCAAAGACCGCCGCCAGCGCGTGCTCCAAATGCATAACCCTTTCTGTGGTCATGGCTGCTCTCCAGTTGGGAAGCTCAGTCTAGTCCCCTCCTGATGACCCGGATGTGAAAAACACACAAGAGCACATTTGTACTCTCCGCTGTAACCCCTCTCCCCTCTATTCACTGCCGCGATATGGCGGCCAAGGAACGACCGTGCCTGTAGAAAAAACTGCTCTCGACTCCATCGATCTGGAAGCCCTGCATATCGCCGCCAAGGCCGCTGCCGAGGATGTGATCCGCTCCCACGGCTGGAAGGGAATGATCGAAGACGCGGACCTGCTGGGAACCGATGAGCGTTACCTGGTCCTGGCCGACCCGGCTGTAGCTCTGGCCCTGATCGAAGAGGTACGCAACTTGCGCCAAATGCTGCAGCAGCCCCGCGTGCCGGACGGCTTCGCTTTGGTGCCGCAAAGCATGTTGCTCAGCAAGGACGTCATCGGTGTCATCAATTTCCACTGCGGCGACACCGACCAGGAAGAAGGTGGCCAGTTCGGGCAGTACACCGATGGCCGGCTGTGGGTCGGCTACGTGCTGGACGACGATGGGAACAAAGTCCACGGGCTGCACATCGCGACCGATGAATATCCGGAGGAAGGAAGCACGACGCTGGTTGAGTTTACGGCGGCTCAGCCATGACCCGCCTCGCACTCTGCCTCCTGCTGCTGGCCACCGGCGCCAGCGCAGACCCACGCGAAACACGAGGCATGCCCTACGTGTTCCAGGTGTTTCACGACGACCAGCGTGCAGTGACGTGCTGGTCCTACTCGGGCGGCCTGAGCTGCATCCCCGACAGCCAGCTGCAGGCCGGCAACGAGCGCCAGCTCTCCCCGCACGAAACACAACCCGAACCTACACCCGCACTGGCGCCTGGGCGCTGGATTGATGAGAGGTATCAGCTGTGAAAATTGGAAGACTCTTTGTCGGACTGAAATGGTGCGATGGGGCGAAAGACCAAGCTGTGATCTTGAGCTGGGCGCTGAAGTGCGGTTACTGGCGGTGGGCAATCTGGTGGGGTAAGCCGCAAAAGTGGCTTTGCATGCCGGCATTCGGACCTTCCAAGGCAATCGGGACTAAGTACTACGTCAGTCACGGCCACTTCGGCGCTTGGGCGCGACTACCACTGCTGGGCTCGTTCTCCATATCCACCCAGCCGCCCTACCCCTCCCAGGTAAAGCCATGACCGACCTGATCGAAGTGAAGACGGCAGACCTAGCCGGTGAGGCGCTTGGCTGGGCTGTCGGTAAAGCTGAAGGCCTCGACGTACTCCTCGCCCCGCCCATCTACGGTAACCCGTGGCGGGTGTTCGTCCGCTACACCGGCGAGGTTACCGTACGCGATGTCCGATATGACCCGCACGAAAACTGGGCTGTTGGTGGGCCGCTGCTCCCCAAACACCGAATCGGCTTCGGGCTCTATCCAAATGCCTATTTTGCCTGCACCGGAGTGAATGACGACGCAGGTGACGCAAGCGGACCGACTCACCTGGTCGCCGCATGCCGCGCAATCGTCGCCGCAAAGCTCGGCGATACCGTTCAGGTGCCGAAGGAGCTGATGCCATGAGCGTTTCTGAAGAGCACTTCCAGCGCGCTTGCGAGTTCGCAGATCAGCTGATTACGGAGAAGTCCGAATGGCTGCGCCGGGCCTTGAAGGCTGAGCGTGAGCGAATCGTTTACCGAGCCCTAGCCATCGCCGGATGGCTTGGGGTGATCACGATGGCAATCACCTGGAGCATCCAGCCATGATCCTGCCCCTGATGTACATGGCCTACCTGATCTACAGGGGGCCGCGATGAGCACACCGCCACTCATCAGCAGCCAGCGATACTTGAACCGCGATGTTATCGCCAAGAAGGTAGCCAAGTTCAAGGTATTCGTGGTTCGAACAATCGATCTGGAGATGCGCGGAAAGCTCTATCGCATCATCCTTGATGGCCATCACAACTTGGCGGCAGCCCGACTCATCGGCGCCGAGCCAACCTGGAAAGGACCTCCGCCGAAGCTCGAGCGCTTGATGAAGGGAATGACGACCGAAAGATTCGCCGCCTTCATGATCAACAACCTCACCGACAGCGACTGGTACTTCCACGACACCGGTCAGGTAGTCGAAGAGCTACTTGTACCGCAGCTGTAACCCCTCCCATTCCACTCAAGCCCGCCGACATGCACGGGCATGGAGAGCTATTGCCATGACGAAAGAAGAACTGGCCAGCCTGCCGGCGAAAGTGCGCATCGCCACGGAGGCTGGCAAGGCTGCAGCAGCTGCCTGCACCGATGATGGTGGCAGCGCCAACCTTGATCGAGTCGTGATTCCAGTACCGGGCCTACGCCCCAACCAGTTGCCAACTCTGCCGGGCTATGTCCAGAAGAAAAGCCGCTATCACCAGCAGGGCATTCATCTAGACACGCCTTGGCCAGGCCAGGGAAATCAGCATAGCGCCGGCGTGCAAGCTATGCACCAGTCGCTTAAGGACCAGGGCGTCAATTGCTACGTCTACTACCAGGTCGACTAACCACCAACCTGCCGCCACCGGCGGCGTGGAGACCATCCCATGGAACATACAAGCGAGTTTCTCGACGAGGAAGAGGTGATTCGCATCACCGGCTATCAGATCCCGAGCAAACAAATCGCCTGGCTGGCCAACAACGGCTGGCAGTACACGCTTACCCGGGCCCGGCGGCCCGTTGTGGGGCGGGTGTATGCCCGCCTGAAAATGGCCGGCGTGAAGCCAAACTCGACGAATGCAACAACTGAAATTTGGACATTGGACTTATCGCGCGTGGGGTAAAGGATGCGCAACAGGAAGGCATCGAACAAGGACCTGCCGCCGCGGATGTTGCGGCGGGTCCGCAAGTTGAAAAGCGGAAAGCTGTGGGTTGGGTATTACTACGACGGGAGGGATACAGACGGGAAGCGGCAAGAGGTGCCGCTGGGGACTGACCTCGCAGAGGCCAAGCTGGAATGGGCCCGCCTGGAACACAAGGCGAAGCCGAAGGTGATGGCGACGATGGGTGAACTGTTTGACCGGTACGAGCGGGACATCATCCCAACCAAATCGCCTCGCACGCAGAAGGACAACAAGTATGAGCTGGAGCGTCTGCGCAAGGCGTTCGCTGATGCGCCAATCGAGGCTATCAGCCCGCCGGTAATTGCTCAGTACCGGGATGCCCGCACTGCCAAGACCCGGGCAAACCGGGAGATCGCCCTGCTCTCGCACGTTTTCACCATGGCCATGGAATGGGGCTTTGCCGAGCGCAACCCCTGCCTGGCGGTGCGTCGCAACAAGGAGAAAGTACGCGATTTCTACGCGGCTGACGAAATCTGGGATGCGGTTTATGCCGAGGGCGACCAGGGCCTCAAGGATGCCATGGACCTGGCCTATCTGGCTGGCCAGCGCCCTGCGGACACCCTGAAATTCAGCACCGCCGACCTGGACGAGGACTATCTGTGGGTCGATCAGAACAAGACCGACAAGAAACTGCGCATCCGCCGGCACGTCAATGGCGAACTGACCGGCCTTGGGCTGTTCATCGAGTCCCTCCTCGAGCGCCGCAAGCTGCATGGAGTGCGCAACTCGCGACTTATCACCAACGACTCGGGTCTGCGAATGAGCTGGGAGATGTTAAGGAACCGCTTCAGCGAGGCGCGTGACAAGGCTGCTCGGAAGCTCATCGCCGACGGCAACGCTGACCTGGCCACCAAGGTGCGGCAGTTCCAGTTCCGGGATATCCGACCCAAGGCGGCCTCGGAAATCGAAGACATCAGTCACGCCAGCCGGCTGCTGGGCCACTCCAAGGAGGAGATCACCAAGCGGGTGTATCGCCGAGTCGGCGAGGTGGTTTCCCCTACCAAGTAA